TCTTTAGTGTTAAAGCTGGAGATATAGTACATAACAGATCGTGTAGCCCATCTTGCAGCTTGAAGAACATCACCGTTACACATAGTAAGGTAACCTTCAATCTCATCGTCTGTCAGTATGTGGAAACCTTCTTCGAATACTGGAAGCCTACCATTGTCCTGCGTAATCAGGCGAATCATCTCAATATTACTTAGAGCCATTGTATGTCCTCAAGAGAGGGCATTTCTGCCCTATTCTTACACTACCGCAGTATTTGAGTAGATAAGAGTGATCGTACCATTTACAACAACAGAGTCATTACCAGCACTGCCAGCATCAGGTACAGCAAAGTTCAAGTAAACGTCCTTAGCAGTACTAGTACCATCCAAGTAGACAGGAGCAGTAGCGATCTTAGTGAAAGTACCTGCACCAGCAGTAAGGGTAGCAGTGGTAGAAGATGCAATGTCAGCTTCAGTTGAAGATAAGGTTGCATCGGCAGCAGCAGCTACAGTACCAAGAGATGCTACGAGAGCAGCAGTAGCTGTTAAGTTAGTACCTGCACGAGCAGTTGTAAGGTTTACACGGAAGTTATCAATCTTCACATTACCTTGTTGGAAACCATAGATACGGATACCACCACCAGCACCAGATGCACCAGCATCAGTAAGGGGCACAGAAGTATTTACAAAAGTGAGAGTAATTTGTTCACTACCACCAACAAGGGCTGTAGCTGAAACGCCAGTTGGTAAAGTTGTACGTGAAGCTGGGGTATACTTAATTCGTTTTAAATTGTCAAAAGTGCCATTCTTAAGAGAAAGTGCCATGATGTGTGCCTTTGTTATTTGTGGGTTGTTATTGTAAAGTCACCTCTTACGAAGGAACTTAAGAATAACAACGGGGATCTCTCCCCGAAGCTAATTACCAACTGTAATTAAACAGTGGTGGTACATCTAATGATCGCTGAAGGCCACAAGGTAGCAAACAGGAAGTTAGATTCATGGTGAATCTCTACCAAGTCTTTACGATCACTCATATACTCGTAGTAGTACACTTGTTCAGCAGTAGCATTTACAGTATCGAAATTCTCGATAGATGGGGCGAAGAACACTTTGAACATGTCTGGTACATCTAATGGGAATACACGAGCCTCGTTAGCTGTCATTTCACCAGCAGCAGCACATACCCAAGTAATACCACCAAACTCAAGAACTTCATAACGACCATCTAATGACAAGTTACCGTAGCCTAAACGACCAAGAACCACATCAAGAGATTGACCATTAATTACTTGCTTCATACCATCAATAACATAAGGATGACCTTCTAACAAGTCAAAGAAGCCACGGTCAGCAATACCTAAGAAGTTGTTAGGAGTGAAACCACCTTGGAAACCATCTTGAATAGCACGGATAACAGCTTTACACTTGTCTTTCGGGCTAGTAGTTTGATCTGCCAATGTGAAGGCAACAGTGGTTTGTGCTACACCAAACTCTGTAAAGTAGTCTACAGTTGAACCGTAAGAAGTAGCCAAAGTGCCGTTAGGTGCGTAAGCAGTACCATCACGAACTACTTGCATCATGGCCTTAGACCAAGTGTTAGCATAAGTTTGTTTAATGGTTTTCATCTTACGAGCCACGAGAGCTTGTACAGTCTCAGGACGATTAGCAGCTACAATATCATCCCAGTTGAACTTGCCACGAACATCCATTGGGGTGATTGCGTCTTCACCAGCAGAAGCTGGGATAGGTAGGGTCAACACACCTTTGCTGTGACTTGGGTTGTTCTTAACACGAGCGCCCCAAGGTACGTCTGAGTACAAGAACTCGGCATTAACTACACGAGGAATTGTAACAGTAGGGGTATTCAAAAATTCAGCAGAGAAAATACCAAGAGCACCAAGGATATTCTCGGTTACTGGGATCAACTCCATTTCTTTAGAAAGGCTGGTAAATTCTACGTAGCTGCCTTGTTTTGCAATATTAGTCATTTATTAAATCTCTTATTATTTAGTATTAAACAGCAGCAACAGAATCTTGCACAAGGATATTTTGGAAGGCAAGTAAGTGTTTCAAAGTTGCCCAGTTACCAGCACTTAAACCGTAGCCAGTTACGTGTACAGCTTTTGGTACAGTCTCTTTAATAGAGGCCAAACGGCGAAGTACAATAGCTTGTGTAGCAGTAGCAGTTGTGATTGGGTTCACATCACGAACTTCAAATGGTTGACCTTTTACTTGAGCACCCAACAGAACAGCATATTCGTTAGAAGCTGACAAGTCACCAGCACCGTCAACAACATCCCAAGCTGCGGTAGGATCAGTACCTTTAGCGCGGAACAAAATAGTGCCTTTCTTGTAGTCACCAGTTGCAGTGGAGAGGGTTACAGTTACAACATCACGAGAGAAACGGTTTTCTTCTTCGTACAGTACAACATCACTGTTACGTGGATCGTTAATAGTTACAAATGGCATTATTTAGCACCTTTTTTATTAGCTTGTTTGGTTAAAAATTCTTGCATATTCTTTTTTACTGTAGAAGAGTACTGTTCAGGTTTTGTCACAACCACCTTACCTTCTTCACCAATCTCAGCAGTCATTTCTTCGTCTTTCTTTTCAGACTTAGCTTCGAAAGTTTTGACTACAGCAGCAAAAGCTGCATCATCGAGAGATGCTAATGAAGCATTCAGGGCAGGAGCTTCTGTATCACCAAACAATGCAGATAATTCAGCAAGACGTTCAGCAGCTTTAGCTTCTTGTTTTTCTTTTTGGATAGCTTCTAAAGCAGCTCTTAGTTCAGCTTTTTCCGCTTGTTCTTTTACGAGCTTAGCTTCACTAGCGGCTTGAAACTCTGCCATTTGTGCTGCCATCTCTTCTTTTAGGGAAGCAAGCTGAGCTTGAACATCCACTTGTGTATCAGACATTGCTGTCTCCTTTCGGGGGGTGGGTTTAAATAAACTTTTAATAGGGTTTGTCATATTCAATTTACTTCCAGAAGTTAAAGTTGGGAGGTAGTCTTTAAACTCCTCTAAAGTCATGATCTTATCTACAAGACCGTTACTTAAGCCTTCTTTTGCGGAGTAGGTTTTAGCTCCAAGAGATTGCACAGTAGAAGGTTCAATACCCCGCCACATACCTACGTGGTTTTTAAAGTCTTCATACATCACATCAGAAGAAGCTTTAACCTCATCTTTAAACTCTTGGGTAAATTTACCATTCTCATCAACAGGTGATTTACCTTCCCCAGAAGTAATGTAGAGTTCTTCGACTCCCATTTCTTTCATCATAGGGCTTGTATTTACCAGTCGAGTAAGAACACCTATACTTCCAACTTTAGCAGTAGGGTTTGCAATAACCTCGTGAGCTACGGCGGAGTAGGCGTAAGAAGCGCTTTGGCTACTATTCGATACATAGGAGACAAGTTTGACATTATTTTCGTCTGCCAGATTACGTATATAATTAGCAGATTCAAAGGTCATATGCGCAACGCCACCACCGCTTGCTTGATCGAGGACGATTGTTTTTGCACCCAGTTCAATTAGTTGGGCAACTTCTTCTCTGATACCTTGGTGAGAGGTACTGTACTTGGAACTTTCTACAATACCCCCTACAATATCTACAATACCTAAGTTAGATTCAGGAATATAGGTTGGATATCTCAACTCTGGCTGAATGGCTGCCGTGACAGCCAATTCTTGCTCTCCCAACTCTTTCTTGAAGCTATCTAAGTATTCAACAGCTAGAAGTAGGGGAGTGTTACAGAGTGTGTAATCAACTTCAACTGATTCACTCATTCATTATTCTCTTATTTATTGAAAGCATTGGTTGCTGATCCATTACTACCATTAGGGGAGGTACTGGTGCCATCACCTGTAGTCTTGAATCCTTCAGCAGCTTTAGTTTGATTACCAGATAATTGTTCCCTAACTTTCTCTACGGGCGTATCTTCTGGAAGTCTGTCAGGTAATCCCATTTCTTTCTGCATATGATTTATATTTTTAGCAGATAGGATAACACCACCAGCAGCAAGCATTTGATAGTAACCTTTAGTCTTCTGATCGAAGGTAAGCTCAGTAAGTGTTTCAAAATCAAAGTAAGGATATACTTCTGTTTCCCACCCATTCCATTCAAATATCAAAGGAATCAGTTGGTGGTTAAGAACATCTTTAATCTCAGATAGACGGGCTTCAATCACTTTATTCTGAATGGCAATTAACGATTCAGATAAGGCAAAACTACCACCACCTTCTTGACCAGCTACTAATGAGTTGGCATATAAAGCTGTGATGATTTCATTCTTATACCGAGCTATCACCTTACCAATATCATAAGCTTTAGAGCCTGTGACAGAAACAACTTCAAACTTGAAGTATTGCTCCCCACGATCATCTAATACTTGAGGAAGGATAATCCCAGACTCTTTGCCGATATGCACATTCTGCATAATCTTCTGATATTCTTGGAATACAGCCTTGTCTTCAGCGGAAGCACTCTCACTCATGTACTGTGGAGGTATGTACAGAACTTTAAGCCCATGGACGTCTGTGGCACGTTTTGTTCAATGTGGTTCGTTAGACCACACCCGATCAGTTGTCCAAACTGATCCGCTTTATGTTTCCATAAAGACCAGACTATATCACAATCCTAGAAATAGGATTCCTACCATTTCGAGCCACTTGGCTCTACTCTACTCCGTTCCAGCTTTCGCTGCCGTTTCGATAGTCGTTGAACATTCTAGTTAAGTATCGAATAATTAAAAATTGTATTCAGATGAGATTTCTGTAAAACACACTCTGCGTTTTATCTTACTGACTATACTTTTTGTAATTTTGTCTGTAGTCGCCATATCAACTATTTCACTATTCTTGTATCCAAGAACAATCATTTGGCATATCCATCTAACAGACTCAATAGCGAGGTGGTGGTTTTTAACTTTAAAGATATATTGATTAGAGATACTTGTCCAAGACTTACGTCCAATGATGTTTTTATATGCACCTTCAGAAATGTTAGTTTGCTTGATTATGTCACATTTTCTGTAACCATCTTGCATCATCTTACATACTTGGTGTACTAACTCATCTGTCAATTTAGCATTGTGAACATTTTCGCCTTTTGCTGGAATTTTTAATCCAGTGGCGAAAGCATGTTGCATATTCTCTTTGTAGGTAACCCACTCTAAATTACTAAAGTGATTGTTTCTTTTGTTACCATCAATATGATTAACACAAGGTTTATTTTCTGGGTTTGGGATAAAAGCTTTAGCCACTTCTCTGTGAATACTAACAGCTTTTTGTTTGTTGTTTTCCCATCTATATCCGACCATATACCCTGATCGGTTTACCCTTTGAAATAATTCTTTGTGGTCTTTATTATAAAATTTCCCATCATCACTTATTGCGTAATTTGGTAATTTTTCGATTTGTTTTATCATAAGCATTCTCCTACTAAAAGTTCAGAAGATACTTAACTAGCTTTGCTGCTGATTGTCTTCACCTTTAAGTGGTCAGAGTTCCCAGCAATTAAATAGGTTATTCAATGTATGTTACCATACAAGGGCACTGTTATGTTAATGCCAGAAGCCTCACTCTGCTCGTAAGCCTTCAGATACTTCCATGAAGTAAACACAGAGTTAAGTGGGCTAGTGCCAAGGGGTGAATCTTTAAGAGGGGAATTACGAAATACTAACAACCATTCTTTAGGAAGAAGAACATCACCTTGCTCGTTATAGCGAGTATTCTTCTTTAGCGAATATTGCCCACGATTGGTTATGTTATTCCTGTATTGCCAGAAGCCTTCAAATGTTCTACCATCTTCTGAGTATTGAACCCCCGTGATAGTGTCTTGTGAACGTAAGGCTAATTTACCAATACCCCAGAAACCATCATTGTATTTACTTCCTTTCTTCTTAAGTCGTCTACGAGGAACTATTTCAAAAGGAG